GTCATAACTGGTAATTGGGTTCTTAGGCTGCTTACCATACTGCCAATTTTTGTTTGTGTATCGGTTAGCATGGCAGTTACGCTCGCTATCGCTGCTGCTGCTGCAGGATTGGTTACCTGGCCAGTTAATGCAGTCACCTGTGATGCCATCGCATCTGCAGGATTTTTAAGGGCTGTACCAGCCTTAAAAGAATTGAATGTATCTAAGAATGACATTTAACGTCTCGGTAATGCAATAGATGAAGTTGCTTGTTCGTACTGTGCCTCTAAACTTTTTGCCGGGTATCCAGTAATAACCGGTTTAGGAATTGAAATATCCTTGTCCGGATCTGCCATCATCAGGTAAGGAGCAAAGCGAAGCCCTGTATCTGTACCAATCATGCATAATGGCTTGCTTATTGTATATGCAAGCATAGTTTCCTCAACTACCTTACCAATAAACTCTTCACCCGCGCTAGTCTTGAAGATTGCGATATACGGTGTTTTCTGTGTTAACATTTAAAAATCATCCCATCCATCAACCGCTTCACTACGGCTGTATTCAGTTACTTTTGTCTCGAAGAAGTTTTCACGCTTCTCTGCATTTAAATATTCATACGGGTTCTTTGTAAACCCTTTATAAATTACGCCTAAGCTTAACAGTTTTGCCCTCTGATTCACAAGGTATTTCACGTATCCTTCAGTACTTTCTTGGGAGATACCTAAAATTCTGTCTCCGTAAATTTCCTTGCCCCATTCAATTTCTTGTTCAGCAGCCTGTGTAATATTGTCTAACAGAATTTGTCTATCGCCCGGATCACTTATATCAAATATTTCACGGATGATATTAGCAAACATATTGACGTGAGTTACTTCATCGTTCTCAATATACTTAATCATTTTAGCAACGTTCGCGACCTTATTGCGAGCCGCCAATTGATAGAAGAACTGGAAACCATTATAGAAATAGATACTTTCAAGTGCAAAATTAGCCGCGAGTGCTATTTTGAAGTTTTCCAATGTCTTATCTGCAATAAACTTCTCGTACTGTCCTGCTATAAACTTGTTACGCTTTAGCAATAGTTCGTTTCTGCGCCAGTTATTATAAATATCCTCACGCTCTATATTAGGAAAGAGTTCTTGCAATAGATATTGATAGGATTGTGAATGAATCAATTCCTGAAATGCCTGAATAGTAAACAGGCCGCCTACTTCTGGTGCAGTAATATAATCTGCAATGTTTGGCAGGTTTGATACTTGCATGCTATCCAACGCGATAAGAAACGAAAGCGTGTTCTTAAATGCTTCCATTTCGTATTTTGTTAACTCTCTGATTGTTACCTTGTCATCAACCAACGAGATCTTCTCAGGTATCCAAAAATTGTTTACCATAATTTTGTATAACTTTGGTGCCCATTGGTATTTGACACTGTTTAGATTAAGAATCCCGGTTGCCTTACCATTAATCATTTGACGGGCGGTCTGCGCATCGTCGCCGTACTCGTCAAATATTCTTTTTTGTGTTAGTTCTGTCATTTATTTTATCCTGCGCAGGCCACACAATCTTCTTCAGACTTGATAGCTGAGTCAACTGTGGCATTTTTCTTAATAGCTCTTATGTAATAGATTGCCTTTAGTCCCTTGCTATGTGCATAATGAATGGCATCGTAAAGTTCCTTTGCATTAAATGAGTCTTTACGCTGGTCAAATATTAACTCCATAGAGCAACCTGTGTCAATGAACTTCTGCAATTCAGCCACTACATCAATAATTTCGGTAGCAGTATGTTTTGGGAATGTCTTTCCATATGCAAGAGGATTATCCTTTAAGAACTTTGCAACAACAACTAATTTACCGTTCTTGTTATCTTCTGAAAAGAATGCATCATAGACAGGTAATACACTTGCACTTGAGTCCATATAGATTGAGGTGCTTGTATTGGGTGCAGGGCTTGTTAGCTGACTATTGCGCATGCCGAATTGATCGATTTGGTCTTGTAAATGTGCCCAGTCATACTTTCCCGATCCAAATTCGGCAAACTTTGCAACTCTATTTCCATTTTTCCATTCAGAGTGCTCAAACGCATCAAATGACCCGAATCTCTTTGCCAGGTCAACGCTTGCCAATGCAGCATTGTATTCAATACATTCGGCAAGTTCACGAATATAATCGAGATCACGGAAATTCATAAATTCCCTAGCAAGATGGTCGTGTAATCCTTGCATACCAATTCCGATTGTCCTGTATCGGGCATTGTGCGCACCTGTAATTTTATCAGGTGCATTTGTTAGACTAATTCCGTAGTCCAGTATCCTAGTCGACAGTGCTGCAATTTTGCCTAATTCCTTAAAGTCCTTGATGTTGCCGAGCACAATAGAGGCTAGGTTACATACGTGTCCTAGTTCATCTGGTTTTACATTGGAGAATGACTCTGTGCATAAGTTGACACATGGAATTCCAACATGCCCATTGTCGTCGCCCTTGTTCGGATTATATTCATTAATTGTATCTGTGAAGGAAATATATGGCAGACCTGTCTCAAATTGGATACGCATGATGATCTTCATTAGATCGCGTGCATTATCAAATTTACGGGAGACACCTAAAACACCATCTTCCGCAGCTTTTTCAATCTTTAGATATGCTGCTGTAAATTCTGCACCATGCAGTCCACGTACATCAATACCAAGCTTCTTCTTTACTTCAAATGGGCAGAATGTTGTCCATGATTCTTTATTTTTATCCCTTTCAAGGAAAATATCGGGCATGCATACTTGCGGAAATACATCATATGCCTTCATTCTTGGATCGCCGTGTTCTGTCTGCATGTCTAAGAAATCTAATATGTCATTGTGCCAAATTGGCAATGCAATTGTGCCGGCGCCTGCACGCTTTCCTCCTTGATTTACTGCAATAAGTGTATCATTTAGAATCTTAATCCACTGCACAATGGTTCCTGCTGAATTTGCATAACCATTTACATCTGATCCTTTTGCACGCAGATAGCCAAGGAATACCCCAAGCCCGCCGCCATTCTTTGAAATTAATGCGACACGCTTGATATTATCAAAAATACTGTCAATATCGTCCTCAACGGCGATAATGAAACATGATGCTATATTCCCGCCCTTACGAAGGTTTGCAAGGAAAGGTGTTGCTAAGGAAATCTTACGTTGGGAAAGTGCATTATACACTTCCTTAACAAACTTAATTCTTGTTTCTACTGGCTCTAGTTGCCCGAATCGCATTGCATTTACCATATGCATGTGCTGGTTTAGTTCGAACTTACCTAAATATTTCTTCTTTGCTGTAATTAGACTGGCATAACTGTAGTCTAAATCTCGAACCTGCTTTACTGCCGCACCTAAGTCATCTAAATTATCATCTGTGTAAAACTTGAGTAGATCCTTCGTATAAAACCCTTTTTCTATATTATATTGAACAACGTCCCTGAAGGATTTTCCTCTCAATGGAAAATTTGCCCATTCATCTGCGGCCAATGCCCTGCCAGCAACGTTTACCCAATCCGGCTCGGAGGGGGTGGCCAGCTGAATAGCATGCTGTATAACGTTCAATTGAATATCGCGAGTGCTAATACCTGGTTTTAGAAATTGGTTAAATTTTGATTCAAGCGCAAGAGGGTTTACATCCTGCCCCTCTGTAGCCATTTGGATGGACTTCTTAATCTTTGAGACATCATATGGCTCCTTTGTTCCGTCACGCTTCTCTACCATAATTTCTTTAATTGCCATAATATCTTTCTCTATGTTATAATTTTTATTTGATTTCGCGAAAATTTCTGCATGACGATAAAATAATCGCATATATCGGGATAGTTACTTACCTCTCCCGGTTCGTAGTTTAGAATAAACTGATTATTCACAATTGGTAACAAATAGTCACCCTCGTTATCTTTCACTACCCATAGTTCAATATTATCATCTGTATTGAGCATTGTTAGTGTATGAAAAATTATAAGGCTAACTGAATTCCTACAGAACGAATTATGGAAAAATATTTCCCATGGTGTAGGCCATTCCGAAGGATTATAATAATCTATAGACCTTGCACCGTAGGGAATTGTTGAACAGAATTTGGCAATTAAATCCAGTTGTTCCACTAATCCTAATCCCGTTATATCTGTTCTTAATTTTTTCCATAGGCGAGGGCGCCCCTCATTTGGAATGGTATTCCAGATCATACTATTAGAATGGGAGCCACTTGATTGTACCGGTGCTGAACGTCAGCGGGCCTGCAAAATCATGCATGTAGAATATTTCAATATGTGTAAAAGTAATATCGTATCTTGCCTCAAATGAAATATTATTTGGCAATACTTTATTAATTTCGGAACCAGTATCAACTAATGTTACTGGTGTTAATGGGGGGAATGGTGGATTAGGTATTGGTGCAAAATTAGTAGTAGCTGTAATCTGCATCTGTCCATTTTTTGCAAAATTAGTACCTACAGTATTCCAATCCGGTGATAATGAATCTGTTATATCGTACAGAAATGTAGTGAAAGGTGTAGTCAGGTATGTTAGCTGTGGAATTATCGTAAAAATCGGTTGTGGTGATAATTGAACTACCAATGGTGCAAGTGTGATGCCACCGATTGATGCTTCCGCTAACTCTACATATTCACCATTTAGATTTCCAATAATCGCGCGACGTGTATCTTCGACTAATGCTAATTCTCCGGGCTGTAATACATTAGGAAAATTTGTGCTATTGAATCCTGGAATACTTCCGTATCCACCAATACCGTTATATCCTGGTGGATATAAAGCACTGAATTGTGTCTGTGATCCTCTGCGATTCTGTATTCTCGAAACTACTACTGGTGTTGCCATTGTTATGTATCCTTTGTGTGATGTATTTAGTCTCGACCATACTGTTCATAATAGGCGCATACTTTATTTGCCCACATAGTTTCGTAGTGCTTAAATTCATCACCCTCAATAATAAATTCTTGATATTTTGCATCTCGAGTGGCAATCATTACTACGCCACGAGATATATCTGTTCCGTACATTTCATTATGTGATAATGCATAGGCCGCCAACTGCATAAAATAATCTTCAATCCACTCTCTCTTTTTATCTTTTAGACTATTCTTGAAGTCCATAATAGAGGGGATGCCTTCATGCAGTCCTGTTAGATCGGTTGTTCCAGCATATAACTCAGTTGAGTATAAAGAAACTTCTGTTCCCCATACTTCATTGACCTTATATAAACCGTTTTTTATGATTACCTTTGCAAGTGTCTGAGCCATAAATGAACCCGACATAGGATCACCGAGAATATAATTCTCTAAATTCTTATGCATAGAGTTACCTAATCCGCTTGCTTCAGCAG